CGATCAATGGAATAGATGGCTCTGACATGTGGGATCAAATTGAAATGAGAAGCTCTTGTGGATATCCCTATGTCAAACAAAGAGCAGTGGGAGAGATTGGAAAGTTCTTCCTCTTTGAAAATGTGGGTGAATATGAGAGTGGCAGAATAAAATATGAAAGTGTTAGCCCTCTCTTGGATCAGAATGTTGAAGGAAGGATTGAGGCAGCCAAGGAAGGGAAAAGATATCCCACTCTAGACATCGAGTGTGCCAAAGATGAAAGAAGAAAATTAAAGAAGATCTATGACACAGTGGCAACCCGAACATTTACAAACCTCCCTCTTGACCTGAACTTGTGTTACAGAATGTACTTCTTAGATTTTGCAGTTATGGTCATGGAATGGAGGAGCAAAAGCTTCACTAAGGTGGGGATCAATCCTGATAGTATGGAGTGGACTGAGCTAATGAATAACATGCTGGAGAAGTCCAGGAGGGGATTTGCTGGTGATTATGCCAAATTCGATGGCATTGGTCCCCCTGAAATATACTCAGCTATAGTAGATATTATAAATAAGTGGTATGATGACGGTCCAGAGAATGCTCTTATTAGGCAAACTCTGATCTCAGAATGCTACAATAGAGTTTCTATTATTAGGGATGGAGTTGTAGAGATTACTCAAGGTATTCCCTCAGGTTTCTCTATGACTGTTATTTTCAATTGTTTTGTTAATTTTTATTTCCTTAGTATGGCTTGGGTAGATATTCTAAAAGAAACCCCTCTTTCTGCTTATGCAACTCCCAACTACTTCATGGAGTATTGTGAGGTTGCTACATATGGGGATGATAATGTAGTAGCTGTCTGTACAGACGCCTTACCTTATTATAATCTTAGGACAGTAGCAAAATGGCTTCAACAATATGGGATCACCTACACTGATGATCAAAAGAGACCCATTGAGGAGTCAGAACCTCACTGTGACATTACTGAAACAACTTTCCTAAAAAGAAGTTTTGTCCCAGATGAGAAAAACAGAAAAATATGGAAATGCCCTCTTGATAAAGTTAGTGTAGAGGAGCAGATCATGTGGGTTAGAGACAGCACAGACCCTCAAAAAGCTGTCAGAGATAATGCCAACAATGCTCTCTATGAGGCTTCGATACATGGAAAAGAGTATTTTGAAGACCTCTTAGCTAGGGTAAATGATGCCTTTGCAACTCTCACCTTAGATGGATTAACAGTAACCTATAGGGATTGCAGAGACAGGTGGAAGGAAGCACACCAACTCAATATGCAAAATACTATGTTTGATGATGGTGCTATAATGGATAGTGCCCTAAGAACTCAGGAATTCAATGAGTCTCTGAAGGGTAATGCTTTAGATTATTTAAATTCTTTGGTAATGGCCAATAAAGGCCTAACAAAATTAGTTTTCGATTAGTTTAGTTCTTGTTTTAGTTCTTTCTTCTCGGGGCCTCTTTTTATAAGAGGCCCCAATTAGGGATAGCATCATTCAAGAGGTCCATTTGTGACAAGATTGATGTGCATCAACAAAGGATGGAGGTGAAAATCGTAGTTTTGGACATAAAGTCCTTACTTGTCGAGTAGCTTTCCTACCCTCTTAGAATGCAATATATATCTTAGTATAAGCACAATTGGAAG